TCTTCGTCTCGCGGAGCACGTGGAAGTTCGCCGTTTTCACCCCGCGATCCGGACGGCCAGTCGCGCGGATCAGGTTTCGATGCACCGCCTCCGCGAGCTTCAGGGCGGCCGCCGGGCGGGTGGTGTAGACGTAGGTTTCGATGCCCTGCGCGCTGTTCCAACTCGCTCCGTCTCCGGCCGCGTTGGCGTGAATACTCACGAACAAATCAGCCTTCCACGCATTCGCACGGTCGGTGCGCTCCCGGAGTGGCACGACGCGGTCGTCCGCGTGCGTCATGAGGATTTCGACGCCCTCATTGTGCAGGAGCGCCTCCGCGACGTACCGGGCGACGGCGCTGTTGAATTGGTACTCCCGGAGCGAGCCGTCCGGGCTACGCTTTCCGGGCGTTTCCGGGCCGTGGCCGGCGTCCAGTACGATCTTCATTTCGAATCACCCCCCGACTTGCCGCGCAGCACTTCGACCGCCTGCTGAAGCACAGGCGGGATCGGGACGCCAATCCGGCCCGCGTTTTCGATCACGGAAAGCAGTTCATTCGCCAGAAAAAAGAAAACGGCTGCGTCGCGGAAAAGATGAGCATCGCCAAGCGCTGTATCAACCAAATGCGCCACTGCAACAATGGCGAAGATGCCGACCTTCTTCGCGATGCCCCATGCACCGACTTCGCTGTTCAGCTTTCCTTCTTTTGCGGCGGCTGCGAACCCGGTCACGTAATCGAGCACAACGAACGTCAGCAGAATCGACAGCAACGACGACCATCCTCCAAAAAGATACGACGCAACAGCCCCAGCAACAGATACCGCCAGCTTGATCCAATGGTTCCAGCTCTCCACTTCAAAACACCTCCAACAAAAATAGCCCCGCCTATTCGGCGGAGCCCTCATACGCAGAACCTGTGATCTCTTGATACTGTTCCGGCGTGATCTTGCCGGCCTGCACAAATACAGCGACTTGTGCTTCGGTATATCGCCCGGCGGCATAGTGGCGTTTCACGATCTCAAACCAATTCATTCAGATTACCTCCTTGTTTACGAGTTCGAACAGCAGTGCGGCTTGCTCTTGCTCGGCCTGATCGAGTCTGAGCTGGGTCTGCGCCAGTTCGAGCGCAAGCAGTGCGTTTTCTTCTTCCAGCAGTTCCATGCGAGATTTCGGTCCCGGTGGTCGAGATGCTCGTTCCGCTTCAATTTCCTCCGGCGTCTTCTCCCGGATCGTGTCGCCGTCCATCTTGTACCGGTGGGGCGCGGCGGAGTACGTCTGCCACTGTTCGACCGTGATCGGGACGGCGCTCGCGGGGATGTCATCGTGGATTGTGTCAACATAAAAACCGGAGATGTTGCCAGTTGTATCGAAAACAGTATAATACTGAGGCTGTTTTTGCTCCATGATAGTCACCGTCCAATCGCAATCCATCTTATAATCCGGTTAAGTGACGCAGTATGCGTTACAATAAATCCCGATGGAGACACACTGTTCATGACAAATGGTGCAACGGCATCTGATGTGCTATCTAAAGTTGCAACAGCAGTAAAGCATATATTCGGGAATGTAATAGGGAACACAACATTGATAGGTGTATTATTAGGTACATCTAAAACGACGCCCCATTGGAGAATGAGACCGTTGGCTAATTTTTGATACCCGCTCGTGGCGAGGTTAGCCGGGTTGTTCCCGTGATGCCACGCTATATAATCATTAATAGTGACAAGCCCACCATGGGGGTTCAGGCGTAATGCTTGCGGGTTTTCGGCTACCACGTCGGCAGATTGGATTTGGGCGAATTGTGTGACGCCCTCTTCCCAATAGGCCCCAATATCCACATATTGGAAGGCGTTCCTGACTCGAAATCTCGCAAGGTCTCCGTTTGCATCCCGGTACAACGCTAAATCCCCGGTGACTATACCGCCAGTCTTGTCCACCTTCCCCGCCAGCGCCGCACTGATCGTCGCCGCGAAGTTCGGGTCGTTGTTGATCGCCTGCGCCAGCTTCGCCAGCGTATCGAGTGTGCCGGGAGCCGCACCGCGCAGCGCGGCGATGGCGTTGTCGACGGTATCCTTACGCGCCACATCGTCCGCCGCCGACGGAGCCGCCGCTTTGAACCTTCCGTCCGGGTCCCGCTGAACCAGCGTATTCGGCGTGGCCGCAGACGTGGCACCGTGGACGCCGGTGGTGGCGGCAGTGTGGGCGGCGAGATCATCTTGCGCCTGCTCCGCTTTCGTGATTCCTTCCTCGATCCCATCCTCCATCCGGTTCAGTTCGTTCTCGCTGATGATATCCCGGAACTGCCATTCCTTTTTCACAAAGTCCATCCTCACGCACCCCCTTGAACGAACTGAATGTTATGGCTGAATACGGTCGTAACGGACGTGTCGATCTCAATTCCGGCAATCGTCGTAATGATGTTATCGTCCGCGTCCAGAAAGTCGATCCGCGTCACGATCATATCAGGTGGAAGGATCAGTTCGACAGTGATACTGTCCGAATACTTCGTGACCGTTAAATCCGTCAGTTCGGTCATCTGGTTAATCAGCACCTTTGCCAGCAGGCCGTCAGTCACGTCGACAAGCTGGCCTTTGAAATAATCCGAGACTGCCAACAGTATCACCTACCTTTGATAAATCACGCGGTCGGAAACAATCTCGCCAACCGTAGTAAGTCCGGCCAAAGCCAGCCCAGCCCGCGCATATGCAATCTTGATTTCTCGGCTCCTTTCACGAATACGAACGCGCTCGACCGAGAACGGATACTGGATATATTCCATATTCGCAGGCTTAAGCGTTTCTACAACCTGCTGAATGTCACGAAATTTGTATCCATCCACAGCCGGAATACTGATCGAAAAGGCATATTCACCGGGCACAAGTTGGATTTCAGCCTGCGTCGTGCCGATGTAGGCATTCAGCCGATCTCGCAACGTTCGCAACGTAATCGGCGGCTTCCGGCTTTTCCGTTCAACCAAGCGCTCCCGGCGGAACGTTACCGTTTCGTCGTTACTTGCCGTGATGCCGAACTCCTGCTCGCGCCACGTAAGCGTATCGACAGCGCCCAGAACGAATTGCTCATTCATCACCTTATTGATCGCTTGTTTCAGCATCACGATCTCCGGGTTGACAGCCTTCGCAATCTCCTGAAACTCGCGTATATCCTGCAAGACGGGCGGTATATAGCCGAGATAATCACCGGTTTCCTCGACCCACTCAAACAGCGACATTGATCGTCACCGTCCCGAGCTGGGCCACCTCGTCAGGTTCCAGCGTAATATTGCCGTCAACGCCGTTCAGCGTCAGCGACAGAATATCTCGCACCGCCGCAATCCCAATCAGGCGACTAAGGATCACAGACTGCCGGATCGTTGTCTGCACGAAATTCGGGTCCTCGAAGTTAATCTCCGAGAAGTACCCGGTGATGATCTGTTCGACCTCCTGCTCGATGTCCGACGGCCCGTACCCTTCCTCCAGCAGAACTGTCATCGTCACGTTTACAGTTTTCGGAGTGGCGCCAAACGCCGTGAAAACATGACCAATCGGAACCAGTCCAGTACCCATCCCATCTTGCTCGGGATCGAGCGTATTCTGCACCAGCGCCACCAGTTCAGGCGACGGCGGCATATTTGCCGCGTCCGTGATGACAGCGCGGACCGTGCCCCGGCCATTCCACAACGGCTGAACGCGGAACCGGCCAACACCCGGAATATCGCTGATCCATTCGCGGTACTGATCCACATTCCCGCCATACCGTGTAGCGTTGATTTCTTCCAGATAACGCTGGTACAGCGCTTCGTCGGATTCCTCATCTTCGCCGGGAATCAGCACGTCGGCCAGCGTCGCGGTCGTCAGCCCTTCGATATATTCGATCGGGAGCAGACTGCCGAAATACGTGTTACCGATTGCGCCGGGCGTCTCGGCTTCCAGACGGTACTCTTGACCGTCGATGTGTTCGCGGACGATATAAACCACATCCCCGCCCCTGAAGCGGCTACCAACCGGAACAGCAGCGTCGAAAACGCCCTTGCGAACAGCGGGCGTCGCGGGCCTACGGTTTACACCGCTTTCCGCCGTCCTGTACGTCAGGAATTTGCCGTCAGCCATCCGCGCAAACGTTAGGCGCATGAACACATCCAGATCGGCATACGCCTGCGCCAGTTCAGCGGCAATCGGCGCCAGCGCGGTATAGATGATCGACCCTTCCCGCTTATCCAACGTGTTCGGAACTCGATTCATCATCCGCGTCAGGATCGCCTCGAACGTCTGGTTTTCAAACACCGCCCCCCACCTCCTGTTCAGCCTCGAAATTGCCGAAGGCACTCACGACCATAAACCGCACCAGCGCGCTGTCACCCTCGAACCGGATGCTAAAATTCGTAACATCCTCAATCCGGTCATCCTGCGTCAGCGCTTCCCGAATGCGCCTCTTGATCTCGGACTGGACATACAGCGGATCGCGCCCGATCAGCTCTTCCAGCTCGCTCCCGTAATCGGGCGAGAAAATCAGGTGCCGATAGCGCTCCGTTTGCAAAATAAGAAAAACAGCCTGCTTGACGGCCTCCAGACCATCGACCATACCAACCACGCGGCCCCGGTCGAAGTCAATGCCAAACGTCAAGCTAGGCTGTTGTTCCTCCACGATCTCCAAATTGGCCGGAATGATCGTCCCTGTCGGCGTCGCCATAACTCACACCACCTTGTCGAGAACGACGAACTGCCGTCCCCCCTGAACCCGCAACAGCATCACCTTGTCGCCAACCTCCAGCCCTTTCCGCACCACAACCTTCTCGGATTCAGCAGGTTGCATCCCGCCTGTACTTCCTCCGGGCGCCGAATGCGTATGCGATATGTCAACCTCATATCTCGTCAGGCTTTCCGGCACGATAAGAAAGTCGCTCGTCAGCGTAAACCGCTGTTCGACATTGACCTCTAGCGGATCAACCTTCGTCACCGTGGCAAACAGCACGGCGACGGGTTGCCCGGCCTCAATCGCGCCCAGACTGGCCTGCCGGATCAGGTTCGCCAGAGCCATCCATCACACCACCTTCAAAGTTATCGACATCGTATGCTCGTCACCCTCCCATTTGTGGGTGCATTCATCCACAAGGAAATATTGATTTATCCCCAAATCCGTGAGGATAACAGGGATATAGCACCCGGCCCGGATACGCAAGTCGCCCAGCGCGTCGATCTTGAGCGACCTACGCTCCCGGTTTTTAAGCTGAATCAGCATATTCAGGAGTTCTTTGATCTGGGCCGCGTTCATCTTCTCGTCAACGACATCGAAGTATTGCAGGCGGCCCCACTTCGCAATGTTAGCGCTGTCCTGCATGATGTACACGTCCCGGCGTTTCGTCTCCTTGTTGTTCTGCACCAGCTTGATCCGGTTGTAAGTATCGTAGTCGATGCTTCGCTTGTAATTGTACCCATAGGCCAAACTTTCATCGCCAATCGCAACATCTACCCGCATATCTGCGGCGTTATTGAGTGTTAGCGCCCCAAAGCTGTCGTAGAATACGAAAATATTTCCGGTGGCGATCAGCGTCAAATCCAGTGCCTTGCAGATAACATCCAGCCCCGTCTGGTTGTCCTCCACCAAAGTCGGTATCCGGTAGCCGGTGCCGGTCAGGTTGCCGACTGTCAAACCAAAGTCACCGGCCACCTTACGGATGATCTCGGTCGCGGTCGCGTTGGCGAAAACGAATGTATCCTTCGACAGCAAATACCGAATCTGGTCATACGCGGTGATCGAGATTTCATCATCATCGCCCTGCTCGATAGCGAAGACGTAGCCGTAGAAAATCTTGCTGGAGCCATCCCGCACCCGGATAACGGCCCCGGGATCAATCCGCAAGCTTTCATGCTTCACCAGCGACACATCGAGAACGCCGGGATGGCCGGTGCGGACGGTTTTCCACGACACAGACGACACCATGTCCGAGATGTCATAAATTTTGCCATCCCGGTTATCGAAGAGGATTTCCAGCGCCATCAAATCACCTCACGATGTCGGGATTTTGATCTGCATCCCGACCCGCAGGCTCCGCATCTGCGAATCCTTGATCCCATTCAGGCGGGCGATCTCCGGCCAGCGGCTACCGTTCCCCAGATACTTCTGGGCCAGCGCCCATAGCGTCTCGCCACTTTTCAGCACATGGACCTTCGGTTGCGGCTTCGTCTGCGGGCGCGTTTCCTTCTTCGCGGCCACGGCCACGGGCTGATCGTTCTGCGTCTGCACCTTGACCTGCACCAGCTTCGGGCCATAAGGCCGATACTGTTTGAGCGTCATTTCGTACTCGATGTCGCCCACAGCGCCAGCCACTTCCCGCCATGTGAAGTCCTCGATGGACGCTAGCATATTGATATCCACGGTCCCATCCGTTACGACCAGCCGCACAACCTTCCGGGCGCGCCGCCATTCGTCGATCATTTCCACGTAGCTCGACGGCTCCAGCAGTTCTTCGCCAACCACGAACGGGTAACGCTGGGCGGGGAAGAAGCTCTCGAAGCTAACTTCGGACAGACTCGGCGTCTGGATCGAATTGATCTCCCCGAGCTTGACGATCCGATACGTCTTCCCCTGCCCGGGAATCTCGACCTCGATTTCAGGAGGGTTGACCGGAAGACGGATTTCCTGCGCGCCGTCGTCAACGGAAAGATAAATGCCGTAGTCCGGCATAGCCATCACCTTTTAATTTCATCTGCGGACCTTTGTCTGAGTCTTTCAACAATCTCGTCTATCGCAGTTTTCTTTTCAGCGATACGGACCGTAATAGTCGCCTTTTCCAATTGAACGATTTTTTCGGTCAGATTTTTCACGGCTTCAGTCAGCCCTTCGACAGCCCGGATAAACTGTTCAGCGCCTATCGAGACCATCACTTTTTTAGCCATCAGGCAAACACCCCCTGCGCGGAATTGACAATCTCCCGTTCCAGCGATTCTTCGATGCGCCGGACGATGGTATCCACATCCACATCGTTCCGAATATCGCCGGTCGTGACCTGCACCGTCGGCGTCAGCGTCACAAAATTCTGGATCGACTTCATTTCGGCCAGCTCGCGCATCAGCTTCAAATCCTCGTTGGAGATATCAACCGTGTCCTCGATCTTCCCGACCTTATCAACGTTCGCAAGGCCGTTCTTGTCGATGTTGGCGAGATACTTATTGATGTCCTCAATCGCATTGCCACCGCCGCCGAACCCCTTCGCCATGTTCTGGATTTTATCGAAGGCGCCCTGAACCTTATCGGCCACAAAGTTCCCGGCGGCCTCGCCCCATTCCCGGCCAATGTTGAACGCCTCCGCATAGTCCATCGGCTCGAACCGCATCAGCTCGACGACATCAGCCTCGCTTTGCAGGCTGTCGCGGGCGGACTCCAGCTTGTCCAGCAGATTGCCGATCCCGGACGTGATGTCCACCTGCAAGCCGGGAATCTTATTGATGATGTTCTCAATCCCGGAGGCTAGTTTCTCAAGTTGTTTCAGGGCGGTAATCACCAGATCATAAAACAGTTTTTTTACGGCATACACAGGATCGCGCCAGACGTTCATGAAGAATTCGGCCACAGACAGCACGCCGTTTGCGATCCAGACGAACTGATTGTAGACGAACGCGACCAGCGTGCCAATGATCCCGCCGATGAAGCCAATGACCTTCGCGGCAATATCTCCCCATTGGTTGAAGACGTAAATCAGCAGGCCAATCGCGGCGCCGATCAGCAGAATCGGCCAGTTCATCGCCAGCCACGCGGCGGCCTGCGCCAGAAGCGGCGGCACCATCGCCCACGCCGCAACGACCATGCGCCACAATTGCTGAATCATCATCGCCAGCAGAATGCCAGCCACCATCATCAGGATCGGCTCGATAATCGACCAGTTGTTCGCGATCACGTCACCGATCCACGTCAAGACGTTCAGCAGACCACTCGCGGCGGCGGCGGCCAGATAGATCGCGTTCGTGATGTTATTCATGACAGCCGCACCACGTTCCGAATTGAGCCAGTCACTCATTTGCTGGAACACCGGAGCGAACGCCCGGAACGTTTCATTCTTAACTTTTTGAAACATCGCGCCGAACGTCATAGGCATTTCCGCGAATTTAGCGTTAATGTCATCTGCCGCCGAGAACAGGGCGGCCTTTATCACGTCTGCCGTCAGCGCACCCTCCGACGACAAGTCGCGCAGTTCGCCCTTCGATACACCCAGATACCTCGCAATCGCATCAGCCAGCATTGGCGCATTTTCCATGATCGACCGAAACTCATCGCCTTGCAGGCGCCCGGACGCCATCGCCTGAGAAAGTTGATACATGGCGGCGGCTTGTTCCTGCGTCCCAGCGCCGCTGATGGTGAACGCCTTCTGCAACGTCTCGACGAACGCGACGATCTCGCCGCTCGAACTGAACGCATCACTCGCCAGAATCCCCAGACGGGCAATATTGTCGGTCATGGCGATAAAATCGCCACGCGCCCGTTGAGCGGCGGCGTGAATTTGCGCTTGCAAATCGTCCACAGACTGCCCTTCATCGACGATCAAATCCAGCCGCGCCCGAGCAGAAATAAACGTATCTGCCGACCCCAAAGCGCTTTGAATCCCCTGAACCGTCAGATATGCGGCGGCCAGACCAGTCGCCCAATTCTTAATCGAAGACGACAGGCTATCCGCGGACTGTTTTGTGTTTCTTACGGACTGCGTGAACCGATCCTGCGCCTGCTTTGCGGCGTCAATGTTTTTCTTGATCTCCGTCTCCGCAGACGCCAGTTGCTTCTTCGCCGCAGTCAACGTGCGGTCAACCGTCAGATTCCGGTTGGCCGAACTCTGCATCTGTTCCATCGCCCGGATCATCAGGTTCATGCTATTGGTGATATTCTGGAGCGGTCTCGTCATCGCATCGAACATTTTCAGTGTTGCAGTTACCGTTGGCACACTCTCACCGCCTTCCCATACAAGTTACGAGCAAATAAAAAACGCCCCGTAGGGCGTGGGTTTACAACGTTATGTAGTCCTGTGCGGCAAGTTCCGGGCGCTGGCTCAGAACGAATTTCTCGAACCTCACCGGGCTAGATGTCTTTCGCAAGTCAAATGCCATCGGTTGCGGCTCGTCCTGCCCGTCTGGCTTGTAATATACGATCAATAGATTTCCTTTCGTGGCCTTCTTCCCACCGACAGCGGATAATGCGCCCACGATAGCGCCTATACCGCCAAACGCCACTCCGCCGACGACACCCCTGCCGATAACGGACTTGTTTTTCTGTATCAAGTCCGTTTTGCGGGCGGCCTTGATGGCCGTCACCTTGTCGTAGTTCAGTTCAAACGTCTGCTTGCCAGACCGGATAATGAGCCGGTCATCGGCAAAAAACAGCCGCACGATCTTCTTCGGCTCCAATCCCGGAACACCGAGAAGATGGAAGGCGGCGGTGTACAGCTTCGCGCCCAATCGCTTCGCTTCTCGGGCCTCTTTCCGCCACAACCACACCGCCGCCAGAATGAGCAGAAGAAACAGCAAAGCACCAGCCATCTGAACCCCTCCATGCGTCTTTTGGCAACATTATATCACCTTTTACGCCGTTTTGGAGAAGATGGCTTCTTTTTCGCTTGCGCTTCTGCCTTCTTCTCGGCTTCGATCCGAATATCGATCATCGCATACAGCGCGGCCTTTTGCTCGACCGAATATTCGGCAAGTTCCCACGGCTTGATATTGAGCTTGTGGAGGGCATAGTAGGCGTAGTTCCATTCGCCGTCGCCCTCCCGGATCAGTTTTTTACTTCATCGACAAGTTCATTTACGTCCTTGTCGAATCCGTTAATCTCCTGAACAGCCTGCACGAGCCGCGCATATTCGCCGGACAGAAGCATGCGTTTCAGCAAATCCTCTGCGCCGAGCACGCCGTAGGATTTTTGAAGTTCCGCATCTTTCAAGTCCGGGAACACCACGCTCGATACAACGACCTTCGCCATGTAGACTTCGGGCTGAATTTCGGCCACCCGGCGGCCTCCCGGCCCCTTCACGTATTGCGTGGCCGCCTTCCGAAGCTGTTCATTCTCGGCTTCCGTGATAGCCCGAATCTTCCACATGATCGGTCTGCCATTCTCATCCTTGAAGCGGTCGGAAACAACCACTTCGTCGATGATTTCTGCCTTCGCGTTTTGCGCGAAAAACGCCTGCAAACTACTCATGTATGATCTCCTTCCGTGCGCCGCATCAGTTCAGCGGCGCAAATTGTTCCAGAATGTCATAGTCGTCGAACGTAAACGACACATCCTCATTCAGCGGATCATCGCTCGTCGCATCGAATTGTGCGGCAACCACGCTATCAAGGTTGCAGTTTTTAAGTACAACCGTCTGCCGCCCGGTCGCCGAAGTCGGGTCTTCGTTCGACACCGTGAGGTCGAAATAGAAGTCACGGCCTGTCTTGATGTAGTCCCGGACGAGGCGACGGAAAAGCGATGTAACGTAGTAGATATTCAGCGTTCCCGTCCCCGACCAGCCCACAGCCTTCTGGCCGACATTCGTTTTCCCGACAACCGGAACATCCGTCTTGTTCTTCTCGATGGTCGCCTCAAGCGACCGGGCATAGAACAGTTCTTCGACCTGTCCGTTGATCGTGATGAAAGCTTTCGCGTGCTTGCCGGAAATGGCGTCCATTTCGTTCATGAACGGCATCCTGATCCCTCCTTATCGCACAATGACTTGCATGTAGACCTTCTCGATGGCATCGACAGGCTGGACGTACAGCTCGACGTAAATGCTATCCACATCGGCCCCCTGAACCACCGTAATATCGGCCTGCGAATCGAGATTCTGGATCGCGCCGATATTTTGCAGGCTGGTCAGGTAGTTCACGATCTCGTTTTTGAACAGGTTTCGCCCGTCAACGTTGTTGTCCACCTTCCCGGCGTAGAACTGCTCGAAGATGCGTTTCAAGTCGTTGCCGATGGCGTCCAGCACCCGGATAACCCGGTTCTTCGAGAAGTGGCGGCGTTTCTCGGGCGTGAAGCTCGTGAACGTGTTAATATCCTGCTCCACAATCGCCCGGCCATCGGACGGCACGAACAGGAATTCGCCGTTCTGGAGCGCCTGCACGATTTGCGTGTGCGTATAGCGCGTATCCACGTCCACAGCGTCGTCATAGGCCATGTACGTCAGCGACTGGTTGACATTCGCACCAGCCGTTGCACCTGCGACCCATGCAGTAGCCTGCACGTTATTCAGTGTCGTGCCATCGGACAGCACCACGCCATTTTTGACACTGATGACGCCCTCGTAGTCAGCGTTTGGATAGTCCGGCAACACGACCTGAATCTTCTTGCCCTCGTCCTCGCGCAACCGGCGCGCAAACGAAGCAAAGACCCCTTTCAGCGGCACATCGCTGACCGGCGCGGCCATCGTGTTAAAGTCGAACAGCTCGATGGCGGCCAGATAGTCCGTGTAGTCGCTGTTCGTCACCGTGCCATCCATGCCGCCCGTCAGCGGCGTACCAGACGTAGCTTCCAGTTCGCCAGACGTTCCGAACGTCACCCATGCGTTGTCTTGCAGTTCAGCGCGTTCTGCAACCGTCTGCACATCCACTTCGCGGCCATCCACATACGTGATAACATCGAACAGCTCGGGATCATCGACGTTCGCCTGAACGGCCACCGTGATGTCGTTGCCCCGGACACCACCGTACCGGGCAGTGACCGTGACCGGATCGGTCGTTCCGATGGTCGCGGACGCCTGCGTGCCGGTATTCACTCGGTACAGCAGAAGCGTCCGGGCGCGTTTCAGCGACTCACGCACCAGCACCAATTGCGGCGCCGTGATATCATAGCCGAGAATGTCCGTCACATCTTGACCAGCCTCAATCATCACGACCTGCTTACTCGGCCCCCACGAAAGCACAGCCGGGAGCGTCACGATGCCTCGGTCGCCGAGCGTGCCGACAGCCTGCGCCTCACTCCGAAAGTTAACGTACAGGCCGGGCCGAACCTTGTTTTGAGCAACCCACGTTCCGCCTGCCATAGTTACTGAACCCTCCTTGCCTTGAAGTCTTTCAGCAGTTTCTGAACCTCGTCGAGCGTGTACTGTTTGTCGTCCTCCAGAATGGCGGCCAGCACATCACGCTCAACGCGCGAAAAGTTATACGCCCGCACCAGTTGCCGTTTCGTGAAAACCGGTGCCTTTTGTTTGGCCTCCTGCTCCTTCTTCATTTCAGCCAACCCTCCTGTTCAAGCGACTCCATCTTCGGCGGTTCGGGAACCTCTCGCCGGACACGGAAAGAATAGTCCACAAAAAAGTGCAGAACGCCATCCACGATCTCGTGGTTCATTCCGGTACCCTGATACTGCACCCCGTCGTACTCGATCAACTCCAAAACGTCATACAGCTTTTCAGCCATATCGTGCGCTTCCTCGTTGGAATTGTCCTTCGGGAAGTAGTGGATGTCGAAGCTATGCGTCCGCCTGTACCGGGTGTTCAGTTCTTGCGCTTGCGAAGCGTTCAACAGCTTCACGAAAAAGCACGGTTCCACGAACCCCTGACGGATTTCCTCACCGTACCGCTTGATATTCGGGAACCGTTCATTCAGCCGCCGCATGACAGCGGTGCGAATGTCATTCATCTCGACAACCGGCATCGCCTCACCCCTTCCTCGGCGGCCTGCCATTCATGATGCCGTCCCACAACTCCATAACCCGACGCTCCAGATAGCGCGGCAGTTCGCGCTCGATCTCCTGCATGGAGATGGTCGCCATGAATCGACCGGGCACCCACCCATCCTTCGGCCCGACGTACATCCCGGTTTCGGCGTTCGGATCATACACGAACGACTTGCCCTTCCAGTAGCCGGGAACCCAGTGGGATCGGAACCCGTATTCGACGAAGCTTGCATAATCGACCGGGTTGTAAATTTCTACCACAAGCGCATTGCCTCGGCGCTCAACCGTGCCGACTTTCCAGTTTCGTCGCAGATGCCCCGTGTTCACGGGCGTTCGCTTCTTGATCTTTCGCTCGGCACGGAACGCCATTTCCAGCAGAAAGTCACGGATAAACCGCTCGATCACGCGATCGTCTAGCGCTTTGTTGAATGCGCCAGCCAGCCGCCGAAGTTCGGAGAAATCAACACTTCCCCACTTCGCCACGGTACAACTCCACCAGACCACGGGAAATCGCTTCGATTGCTTGTTCTTCTGCCACTTGATGCAAACCATCCAGTCTTTCCGTGAACGGCCAGAAATGGATATGCAGAAGTTCATGAACTAGCGATAATTCCATGTCCTGATCTTCAGAAAGATTATCGGGATAGTCCACCGGGTCCAAGACGCGAATCGTGGCCATCCGTTTTGGAAGTACGATCTCGATCTCCGCATTGCAGTCCGAACTCAACATATCCCATTCGCGGCAAATTCGAACGTTGATAATCCAGTCCTGCAAGCGGAGGATTTTCTGCCACTCCGCGCACTTTTCACGCAACTTCTCCTCAGTAAAAATTACTCCGGGCATTACGCATTCGCCTCCCGTTGAAGGCTGACCTCCTGATGCGTCGAGTAAACGACAGGCTCACCAGCCTTATAAACGCGCTTGACAGTTCCCCGCGTAACCTCGATCACGTCGCCCTGCTTAACATCATATTCCGGGGCGATGAACAGCTTCGTCTCGTAGGCGATTTCATTGACCGTCTCGGTCTGCCGATTCGTTCCCATTCCCAGACGAGACAAGCGGCAAGGAACGTTCTCGTAAACAGAGAAAAGACCGAGCTTCGTTTCGGTCGTATGCGGATCGGTGTACTCCCCATAACGACTGATCGAAGCCCGGTCCTCATACAGCCTTTCGATCACCATCCGGTGCGCCCGGTACAAGCCTTTCATGCCCAGACCACCCGCCGGAAGCGATGCAGTTGGGCCTTATACTCACGGATGATACTGTCCTCATCGCGCCGGTATTGCACGGACGTGTCCCCAACTTGCAAGTTGGCAGGAACGCCCCCTCCAGACGCATTGTAGAAGTCCACGGACATTTCGATCAGCACCGTTTCGAGTTCGGCAGGCAACGACTTGATGTTGCAGTAGTTCAGAATCTTCTGCTCGGTAGATTCGAGGATAAGCGTCAGCAGTTCATCTTCGTCCGTCCCCTCAATCTCCAGAAGCATCTTGAGCCTTTTGAGACGTTCTTCCATGCTTTCGCCCACCTTTCTCGGCCTTCTGGGCGCCACTTTGCCTGATCTCGGCCTCGACAGACGCGCAAGAGTCCTTTACCATTGCCGACACCTTCTCGGCCTCCACGGGGCGATTCTGGGCCGCGTGGGGGGCCGCCGCAAGCAAGCGCCTGCGGCGGTTAAAAGCGGTAACACTCATAGCCGCCACCCTCACGCGATCTTGTGGACGAACTTGACGATGCGGATCGCCTTCGGTTCGTACACACGCGTCCAGTTGTCACCGTCTGCCAGTTCGGTGTTCGACGGCGATACACCGGCCACACTTTGCGACGTGAAGCGCACCCCGCGCGGATGCAGGATGAACGTCCGGCGGTTGATCAGGTAGTCTTCACCAGCCAGCGAATCGCGGTCGGTTTCCGTCGGCACGAAGCCAACCGGGTTGCCTTCGCCATAAGCCACAGCACCCGGGCCGAACAGATACGTCGTGTACGAGCCGGTCACGGAATCATACGGAACGCCGTCGTCGACGATGACTTGCTTACCGAGGAACGTCGGAATCTGCATCGTGCCATTGGTGGAAGCGGGCAGATACTCGATCAAGTCTTGCTTTTTCAGCGCCGCCTCCGTCGCGGAGTGCATGATGATTGCCGTCAGTTGAGCCTTCGCATCGCCCAGCTTTTGGGCGGCATCCACAGCCGTCTTCGCACTGATAATAGCATCTTCGCCAGTTTCGCCCGAAATATCATGCACGTTCGTGGTCATGTTAGCGGCGTCGAACACGCCTTCAAGCGTCGAAATAAGTGCGGCCTGATAGCGGCGTGCCCAATACGATGCCACAAGGTCGCCAATGGCCCGCATCGGGTCATCGCCAGCAAGGTTGGCGGCCAAATCGTTCGCACCCCACGCGCGGCCACGGCGCAGGATCACGGCCTCATCCTTGCTCGCCTGAATCTTGCCCGGCGTAAGCGCGTTGTTGTCGTCCAGCACTTCATCGTCGCCGGTCAGGTCGCCCCAGAACGGCATTTGCACCGTCTTCGCAGATGCACTTGCCAGACGGTCGAACTCCGCCGTGCGTTGGGCGATGCCACTTTGGAACAGCGCCGACAACTCCATCGTGCGCTGAATCACATACGGTGTAAACACCTCGGGAACGATAACATCTGCAATTTTCGTGGACATTCAGAATCAACCTCCTGCTTGTGCTTTGAGTTGTTCGGCCAGTTCCGGGTTTTCCCGCAGAATCCGGCCCTGTTCAGTCAAGTTGAAATGCTCCATACTCCACGGGTTCTTAACCCCGCCCTTCGACGGTTCGCGCCCGTCGGCAGGATTCATGCCCTTGAGCTTCGCTTGCGGATCAGCCTGCTTCTGGACAAACAGGAACGATTTCGTATCCCGCAAGGCTTTCAGTTGATCGTCCAGTCCCGCCTTGATATTCCCCTGCTCGTCCACTTCGATTTTGCCCTTATCGATCAGGCTCGCAACCAAATCGGGATCATGCGCTTCACCGGCCACGGCCAGCTTGATCGCGGTCGTGATCGCCATATCCCGCAGGCGGCCCTGATATTCCTGTTCACGCTCCTTGTTCTCGCGTTGGAGCGTTTCAATTTGCTTCCGCAGTTCTTCGTTATCACCAGCCGACTTTTTCAGTTCCGTAAGCTGGTTGTCCCGCTCTTTGAGTTGATCGGCAAGCTGTTTACGCGCCTCGTTCACTTCGTCGAAGCGGTGCTTCGGAACGTACTCCTTGAACTTTTCCTCGGCGGCGGCCACAGCGTTCTGCACCACCTCCCCGGCAACTCCGTGTTGCTCCAGCAGTTGCTTGAGCCATTCCATTCAAACCATCCTCCCGTTCATTCACTTACGCTTTTTACCCGGTCGCGTCCGGTAGTGTCTTTGCAGTTTGCGCCCGAAATACCAAAGAGGCGGAAAAATGAGAAACGGGCCTACTTGGCCCGCTTGCTCGCTTCGATTGCCCGGCCCTGCGCGAGCGCCTTTTCCCGCGCCCTCTCCCTACCCGCCCTATCTCCCGGCGTGTACGTATAGCACGTGCCACGCTCTCCCCATTTGTAGCCGGGCCTCCCGTTTTTCTGACAACGCATGATCGGCATGGCTATTTCCTCCGTTTCTTCTTCGCCGCATCCTGCCTCGTTTTAAGAAGCCAACCAGCGGTAACGGTTCGGACTTCGCCTCCAGCATAGACCCGCAGTTTCTTGTTCGGAGACATCTTCTTCAATTCGCTGATCGTCAGCTTCGGCATTTATCTCCCCTCCACATAACGCTCGTACCATTCCCGGTACGTCATGTTTCCCGGAACATGGTACACCCCCCCGTCGGAGTCTCGGGCGATCCGTTCGCCCGGATCACCCTCGTCATCGAAATATGGCACCACGGTCGAGCGGCAGTTCGGATGAAGCGGCGGGAAATTGACCCCGACTTCCTTCTCGCTCAACCGGAACACCTTGCCGTCCATTACACGGCAAATCTCACTCGTGCGGCTGTCCAGCGTCGCAAGGAACTCGTATTGCTCCACGACACCGCTCGCCTTGTACCCTTCCCACGCCGCCTGATGGGTAACGAAACTGCTCTCGGTTCGGACGATCCGCTCGGCGCTGGAATACGATACCTGCATTCGCTCGGCCAAATCTTTCGCCGTCTGCGCCACACCCTCACCCCGGATAAACGCCTGCGTTAGCTTCGTTTGCAATTCCCGCACCAGCTTATCCCGGTTCGCCCAAACGCGCTCGGAATAGTTCTCACCGAGCCACGGAGTCTGAATGGCCTTTTCGATAGTCGGCCTGTCAAGCGTGGCAAACGACACGCCGATTCCTAGCCCCCTCTGAACCTCGTAAACAGTTCGGTAGTAGGTGTCTTCGTAGATGCCCGCCAGAAGCTCCTGCGTGCCCGCGTGAGCGTTTCCGAGCAGTAGTTCGACCTCCTGCCTTATCTGGAGCGTCAAAGCTTCCAGACGGCTAATACGGGCCTTATAATACGCGGCGTTCAGCTGGCGCGTCCAACGGCCATCGGCATTGTTTTTCGCCTTCTCGATGAACTCCTCCAGCGTCATGCGGAACTCGCGCAGTTCCCCGGCTGTCAGCAGACGGCGTGCTTCGTCCATCGTGACCTGATTCTCAACAGCATACCGGGCGTAAAAGGCTTCAATATCGCGCTCAATCCTTCGGATCGCCCTCTGGTACTCTTTCAGCAGGCGATCGGCATAATGGTCGGCCTTCTCGTACTGCATCAAGGCGACCTGTTCGCTCCTGCGGCGCCAGTATTCCTGATTCGGCGTCATTCAGCTTCGCCCGCCTGCTCACCGAAACCCTGATAACTCTCGAAGGCGCTCATATCCCGCTGGCGCTGGGCTTCGATGCGCTCCAGCTCAGACTGAACGTTCGTCACCCACGGATGGTTAGCGATGATCGTCTCATCGGAAATAATACCGACACTGGCCTTCGCATTATTGATCACGTCGGATTCGTTGATGATGATGTCGCGGTTGAAGATGAAGTCCACCTGCTCATCGGAATAATCAGCGCCAGTCGTATTCGCAAGGTGCTGGTCGATGAACCAGCGCAGTTGCTCCAGCGACGCCTGAAACTCCGTTTCGATAATGTTGGCATCCATGTCCAAATCAGCGTACAGGAACTTCAGCGCAACGCCAGACGGGTCGCCGCCGAACCGCTCAGCCTGCGTATCCACCCCCCGGCCAAACTCATAAATATCTTTGCGAAGCTGTTTGATATGCGCATTGTGCGCCTCTGTGTCGATTTCCAGATTGATCGTATCAACCCTGCCGTCTTCGGACACCTTCACGGCCCGGAATACGGACAGGTTGTGCCGGAACTCTCCCAGATTCGTGCCGTCGTAGTTGCGAAGCACATAAATGCTGTTCGGCAAGTCCTCCAGATTATTGCTGTTGTCGCTCGTGTGCTTATCGTAGTCATCCACCAACGACTTGACGAACTTCACGAGCGGCAGTTCCTCATCATTGTACTTGAAGCAGACGAACGGCACCTTTTGCCAGTTGTAGCCCTCCGCTTTGCCGTCACCGCGATCCAGCATCACATGCGGCGCATATTCCTCGGACTCCACATCAGGGAACAGAACGCCGTTCTCGTAGACATATCGCAGGATGCCCTCCCTACTCCAGAACTCGACCTTCATAATGATCCGCTTCGTGGCGCCCTCAAACGCTTCGACTTCATACACGCGGATAACTGCGTCAAGCTCCGTATGCGCCGCGTCCCTCCATAGTGGAATGACTTCCTCACTCGGTATTTTCTTAAACGACAGCCGCCCGTCCTGATCGTAATAGACCATCAACCACGCCTTGCCCTTGTTGATAGCCTCTTTCCCCAGATTTTTAAGCATCCGCAGGAACTCCCGGTTGAAAATCTCATTCAGCCGCTTCTGATATTCCTCATTCGTCGTCTGCACGGTCAGCGGCAAGCCGAGTAAATAGCCGACCTTCTGATCGACCAGCTTCCGCACGAAGTTGTGGACGAGCTTGTTATTCGCCAGATTCTCAACCTCGACCAGCTTCCCATCCTCGCCCACGATCATACGCTTGCGGCCCAGAATATCCGCGTCGCCCTCGTAATACCGTTGGCCAGTCAGCATCAGCAGGCGTTCGTTCGACGCCAGCCAGTCTTGAACCTCCAGCTTGATGATCTCGTCCAGCGTCAGCGCCCCTCGTGCGCCGGCCTCGATGATCTCGATGATTTCGTCCGTCAACGTCGGCACAGTCTCACCGCCTTTACACAAAAGATATTGCGGAATCTCGCATCACGACCGTGTTCACGAAGTAGCGGTCACCGTCCATATGGTGATCGTTCGCCTTCACCGGAATGTCCTCGCCCCTCTTCTGAGCCGCCTTCGCATCCCAAACGTAAGAAGCGAACTCGCGGAATGTTTCGACACAGCAATCGTTATACTTGATCCGTCCTGTAGTCAGCGCGGTCGCCACGTTCCGAATCCCTTCCAGCACGTCATTTTTGGCCTTCCGCACATGGAAGCGGCCTTTCTTTCGGACCAGCGCGATGAACGACGCCGCCGACGGGTCGATAATCAGCGAGCGGATCGGCAGATTGCCGACAAACTCGATCAAATCCTGATAGTATTCCTCATCCGTTTTCTGCCTAGACGCCACCCTGCCGTCATAGTGGTACTCCTTGACCTTGTACCAAACACCGTCATGCAATCCCCACAGCCCGAACGTGGTCGGGTTCTGTGTTCCGTAGTCCATTGACACGTAATATTGCGTATATGGGCGCGGAACCGTAGGAACGACATGCTTCTCGCGGTCGAACATATCGTAAATGACACCCTCGGCCATGACCCACAATCCGAGGATATTCCGCTGGTAGAACACCCCGGTAAACATCCGGCGGTAGCGCTCTTTGATTTCCTCCGAAAGCGTCAGGTTGTCGTCGAGCGTGAAGTGCAGGCGCAGTATGCGCTTTTCATCGGCCATGTCGATGTAGTCCGTCTTAATGTAGTGGTACGGACCAGCCGGGTTGCAGTTCATGAAGATTTTCGATCCGCGCACCGAACAACGCCCGATCAACTGCTCGACAAACGAGCGCGGGAACAGCGCCACCTCGTCAGCATACGCGCCAGCCGCCGTCAAGCCTTGCAACACATCCTGACTGGCCTCATTGTTAGCCCCGAAGGTAAAGTAGTTGTTGCCCCCGATCGCGATATAGCCTTCCGACCGGTTATAACGGTACGGAATCCCTTTCGCGGTCAGCATCTGGAACATGGGTTGCAGAACGTTCCGTTTCAGCGCCCCGACCGTCTTTCCGGCAATGATAAAGTTCTGGCCCCTGAACGTGTGAAGCGACCACATGATGAAGCTGTCGATCCCGGCGACCGTCTTCCCAGAACGAATCGCGCCATCGCTGATCATAATGTCGTAATCCCGATACGGACTTTGCGGCATCCACCACGTCAGCAGTTTTTTCTGCTTCCGGCTGAAAGGATGCCACTGGAACGCCGCGTTACTTTTCGTCATCGTTCCAAACCTCGTCAGCCGCCGCATTAAGCGCGTTCACATAGCCGGACACGTCAACCTCTGCCGCAATATCAAGCCGCTCCTTGCGGCCCCACCGATCCGGGAATTTACGTTCCAGCCGCCACGCAGCAGCCTGCCATTGAGTTTCGGCGGCTTTCCCGATCAGCATCACGTCCCGAATCTCGGCGGAGGCCAGCGCCTTTTCTACGGCGTCCGAAAACTCCACGAACGGCGCCTCGGATTTCTTTGGCTTCGCCCGCGGGTTTTTCTCCAGCCGTTCTTTTTCCCGGGCGCCCCGGCGAAGCCAGTCGTAAACCGTGTTCTTCGAGATACCGCAATACGCCGCCGCAGTTTCGATGTAGTTCCCGGCCTTCACGACGCGAGCGAACTCGTCAATAAGCAACTTCGAGATTTTCGTCGGTCTTCCAATCTTGCCCACCGCCCGCACCCCCTCTCGGCTTCCGGTATTCTTCATCGACAATATGCGGCACCGCGTACCGCCACAGAATCTTGTGGTGAATCCGCTTGAACTTGTTCCCCATCCGGGCAATCTTCACCGCTCCCGGCGCGAAAATCACGGTGTAAAAGCTCTTGATGTAAGTCCCGTTCTCCAGATAGATGTCCGTCATCCCGCCCGCGTTCGATTGCGTTTGAAGCTGATTGATCGCAATGCAGTTCACCGTCATGAACAGTTTGCCTACCGCTCCGAGCCGGACGTAGGTGTTCACATCCTCGTTAATCCGGCCCAAAAAACGAAACGGACGCCGCGTACTGCACAGAAGCGTGTTCATCGCTTTCCGCTTAATCCGAATCTCCCGTCCCATATCGCTCTGCTTGCCACCGACAAAATCGCCGCCCTGCGCGAACGCCAGACACGTCGCCCCGGACTTCTCGTAGAACTCGATCATCCGGTGCATGACATAATCCAGATTCCGCAATGGCCTGTTCTTGAACTCACCTTTCCGGTTGAAACGGAACGAGATAGACGTGTAATCATCGTCAAGCTCCATGAAGTGCGTATATCCGAGCCGATCCGCGATCTCGAAGCAGGCATTACGGGCAAACACAATCGTCTTGCGGTCATCGAAGTTATCAGCAGTATCAAACGTTTTGGCGATAGCGGGCTTATCGAACATGATCACCCTGTCCTCGCCAAACCGCCGGTAATACTCATCTGCCGTCTTATCCTCGTTGTCAATCACGATATACCAGTCGCCGGTGTACCCGGCCCGTTCGAGCGTCCTGACGGTGAAAACCCTGTCCGGGCGGCCATGCGACAGGATGAACATGCAGAACCTATACGACATCTTCATCACCGTAGTCGTCGGCAGACTGGAGAACATCAGCCACAAAATCGACGAACCCCTGTCGGATCGCCTTGTTGAAGTCGATGATCACAAGTGCCGAATCCTCCATCATCTTCTGAACCTCGGGATCAGCGTGCGCGTAAAACTCCGCGATCTTCGCATAGTCAAACACGATATGCCGGTGAGCCGCCAGCCGCAGGAACTCCTTCACGTCCTCCGGCGCATCACTATCATCAATCCGCTCGATCAGCTCGCGGGCCTTCCGGTCATCGAACAGCTCGTACACTTCCGGCGGTTCGTCCTCTTTCGGCTCATATACCGGCGCCTTGATCTTCGACGTATACGGATCGTCCTCGTCGCCTTCGACGTAGAACTCACCCAACAAGTCATCTATTTCGTCACGGTCGAAGCCGGTCGCCTCGATGTCGAATCCTTCGTCTTCCAGCTCGCGCAACAATTCCTTGAGCCGTTCGGTATCCCAATCTCCTTCGATCTTGTTCAGCGCCAAATTGAGCGCCTTTTCCCGGCTCCGATCCAGCCGAAGCTCGATGGCCTGTATTTCTTCATAGCCGAGTTCGGCCAGCACTTTGTGCCGCTGATGGCCACCGACGATCACCTTCTCGCCAGAATCCCGAAGGTTGTAAATGATCGGATCGACGTACCCGAACTCCTCGATGGATCGCCGGAGCTTTTCGTATTCAGAATCACCCGGGCGCAAGTCTTTCCTCGGGTTGTACGGTGCCGGATTCAGTTCGTCCAACCTGACTGTCTTGAGTATCATCGAACCCCTCCGATGCCGAATAAAAAACGCCCCTAACGGGGCGTTCGTCATTCAGCTTGATATTGGTTCCCGGTGATATAGTTCAGCGCTTTCTGCGCCTGCGCGGCGGCGTGAATAATCAGCCTCGAATCATTCTCAAGCTGATTGATCCAGCTTTGGATGTACGCCGCGCTGTTGTCGATTGTCGTATCCTCAATCCCGGCCAGACTGCACAGCATCGCGGCGCCCAATTCAGCGACCAGTTCTTCCTTACTGTAATCCTTGTCACCGAAAGCCGCAGGTGTCGCAATCCCTTTCCGGTTCAGCCTGTCCGGGTGGCCCGTACTATGGATCATCTCATGGAACAGCACCGAGTAAAACTCGTTCGGGTTTGGGAAGTCTTTCAGCGGAGGAACGCTGATATAGTCCAGCCCCTTATGATAGTAAGCTTGGCCCGGCGCGTACCGGATTTCCGGTTTATTCACATACTCCCGGACGATCTTCTCCCCGGCCTCGATCGGATCATGGTCGAACTGCTGAACCGGCTTTCGCTTGCTCTGTAACCCCTCCACCTGCGTGTTGATCTCGAACACGCTGTAATACCGCAGGAACGGGATTTTTTCGACCTCGCCGGTTTCCTCGTCTTCTTTCTCGATCCACTTCCAGAACACCACGATACTCGCCTTTTCGCCCTTCTTCACCCGGCCACCGGCTTCATTGATTTGCAGGATGGTCGCATATTCGCCCGGCTCCAGCAGCCATTGGTTAATGCCCCGGTACGGCTTTTGCGTCATCCAGTTGATAGCCACCGGCGGCTGCCCATTCACCCACGGCTTGCGCCACGGTACAACGCCCTGTTTCAGCTTCGCGATGATCCGGTCGGTAACGATCTTGTACACGTTCATGCTCATTGCATGATCCCTCCATATATGGTATGATGGAGGGGAAGTCGAGGGGCGGCAATCCTAAGACTTCCCCGGAAGTCATTTCGCTGGCGGGCGAAATAGCTTTTTCATTTTCAGGCCTCATACACCACATCCTCGGGAAGCTTCACGGTCGCGGCCCCGTCCGTGATCGTGTAGCTCTTGATCGGCTGTCCCTTCCACTTGTCATCGTGAACCGCCACCACCTTGTAAACCGCGTCTCGGTTCATCGAGACGACCGTAACCTTCACTTTGTCACCAACTTTGAACATCCTCATTACCTCCGTCTGATGTTTTCTCTTTCTGTTTCCTATCTTAACACGTTTTGTGTTCTTTTGGCAACACTTTCGCAAAAAATTTTGGGCTGGTTTTAACGCCCGCCCGACTGCTCCAGCCGCCTCAATTCTTCGACCAGCCGTTCCTCGCTGGCGAACATAATACTCGAATCGCCGGTCCATCGCCTAATCCGATTTTTCAGCACCTTCACGAACTCGTCGTGCGAATAATCAGCATACTGCTCCGCCCGCAGTTTATCGAGATACGCCCGAGCATCGTCCATCCTTGCACCATCCTTTCGGGAAGAAGGGGCGGGCCGTCAGCCCGCCGCCCGCTCATGTTCGATCTGGTTCAACTCCCGGAATGCCTCTTTCCGCTCCATGAAGTAAGCGGCCTGTTCGGTATTCCGCAGATTCAGTTCTTCGAGGAACGCCCAATTCTGGTGAACGATCGTCTTCGCAACGCCCGTCATCTTGATCCGCTTCTTGTTTTTCGCGGTTGCCACCAGCGCCTGCGTGATTTTCAGCCAGTTGGCGATCTTCACAAACTCAATCGTACCGGAATGCTGTCTGAACTCTACGGTACCATATTTGAGATAAGCTGTCATGTTGATTACGTGATACCGTGAGAATCTATTGGCAATATCATAAATCGTGAGGCATTCCTCCAGCCGTTCCATCATCCGATCATCAATCCCCCGGCAATATTGCGGATTCGTCGTGTACCGGCGCGATTTCGGCATAATTTGCTCGATTGCCAACCGGTGCTTGAAATACAGGCGGTAAAGGTTTTTGACATCCTCCACCGTAAAGTCGTCGATATGGTGGTGGACATGGAGGCCACAAGTCTTGTCAACCTTCGCCCCGATCTCGTTCAGCACCCGGCAGACGATTTCAAGCTGGTGCATCATTTCAGCTTCAACCAGCGGAGGGCTGACCAGTTCCAGCCCCCGGCCCGCCCCGGTTCCGGTGCCCGTCACCGAGCTATCCGTGACCAGCTTCCAATGGGGCGTGGTCGCGTGGCTGTAACCCATCCACTCAACCGCGATCCCTGCATTCCGCAGGGCGGCAACCACTTCGATCCGGTTGACCCCGAAGAATTCGATCTCGACGCCCATCTTGCGGCCTTCCCGGCCCGTGACCGCACGCGGCCCGGCCACCACTTTGTTGCCTGCCAGCTTCACCGTTTCACTCCAGAACTTCGTTTGCATCTTCATTACCTCCGGTTCGGTCATCTCTTTCTGATTCCATAATACCATGCGTGTATCCTTTTGGCAACACTTTTTTTCGATAAAAAAGGCCGGAACCAGACAGTTCTCGACCGATCTCGGAGGCATATTCAGTTGCCCGTATTGTAATTCGGAACCGCGCCGGATTTCAAGCGAAGTTCAGCTTTTCCGCATTTTCCGATTTTTCCGGTTTAGGCTATCAGTTCGGCGGCATACAGCGACAGCGCCAGATGACGGACAACCTGCTTCCGCAGTTCATACGCGGTCGATCTGGACACGCCGATCTGCTGGGCGATCATATACAGCCGTTCGCCATCCATCAGTGCTTCGGCCACAGCCCGCACCCGTTCATCCGTGATCTGGGCCACGGTTTCGTCGATTCGTTTCAGCTTTTCCTCGTATCGCTTGATCCGCTCATACTCCCGCATCCGCTTTTGCGCTTCCCGCGCAACGGGATCCGATACACCAGATGCCCGCGGCATCGTCGCCTCGATCCCGTATTTCGCCGTCGCGGCGGAAACGTCGTCGTCACGGTTTCGCGCGTAGAACTCGGCCACACGATCCGCCATCCAGCGATAGTCGCGCAAGTCCTGTTCCGCCCGTTGAACCGCCTCGATCATCACATCCAGTTTATCCATCAAATCAACCCTCCGCGTCGTCCTCCTCGTAATATTCCGGCGTGCATTCCGGGTCTTTGAGAACGTCCAACGTCTCCTCCAGCGCAGCGATCTTGACCGCAACAGGGATGTGCTGGCCGTTTCGGGCGTAGCGGAGATTCTCTTTCGCACGGTTCAGCAGTTCCAACGCCCGTTCGATTTGTTCTACGGCTTTTTGGACGCGGTTCATGCGGATTCCTCCTTCGTCTCTTGTTCCCTTCTGGTTACATCATAACACAAAACGTATCCTTTTGGCAACACCTTCTGATATATTTTTTCTCTCTTTTCGCACATTAGTTTGTAAAACTCTCATCTCTCTTCGCGGCTCATCATTTTTCCCTCGCTTTCGCCTCCTTCTTTCTGTTCCCGTATTGGTCCTTGGGCCGAAACACGTATTCCCTTTCGCTGACCCGGATCACAGTCGGCACGCCTTTTTTGACTTTGAGGACTGTCACGACCGGGCGGTAACGGTGGCCCATCGGTCGATCGTATTTTTTCATTCCACCGTCACCCCGATTTCGTGAAGAATGTTTTGGACAATTTCAAGCGGCTCTTCAAGAAGATCACAAACGTCGTACGCTTCTGCTTCGTGCGCTTCGTCATGATCGGTTTTCAATATGCGGTATAACTTTCGCAACCCCTCGATCAGCTTGTCACGTTCCGCCTTATGATGGTTCGCGGCCTTGATCGCCAATTCCTGAAACTTATGCAATTCTTCACGCAACATGTTGCTTTCTTTGCGCGTTTGTTCCAACTCGTCCAGCAGGAACCGGATGTATTTTTCATGGTTCTCGAAATAGACCATTTCGTAGTATGAGTGCGATCTTCGGTGTTCGACCACATCCCGTATATTCTTGATCTCCTGTTCCTTGTCCATGGTCATTCCTCCGTCACCGCCCTATTTTCAAACTTACTGCCGCACCAACAACAAAACCGTTGCGTAATGTCGAAAACAATCTTCCCGCAGTTTTCGCAGTACGGCATGGGCATTTCGACTCTCTGACCGTGTTGGAAGTCCAATCCGCAATGCGGACAAATTACGCGATCATACGACCCGACGACTTTCGGTTTGAATACGATGGCTACTTCGGGGGATTCTTGCACTTGTGTCACGTCTATTGTGTGTTCTATTCCGGTCTGGTGATCGCTTTCTATCGCTGATCCATACTTATGGCCGCTCTTGATTCCAACAATGTGGTCGGGATTCACGTACCAATGTTTCCCGTTCAACAGTGTCAACCGAATCATTCGCTTTCCTCTCCTTTCAGCAATTTGGCATTATCATAGATATTCCCGGCAACTCTAATGTCTTTCACATCGGTTAAATAACCGCCACAAAAGCGCCTTTCACCATCAAAAGTCCAATATCCGGATTCGTCCCAGCGAACATAAGAAATAATCTCGATTTCTTTTTTGAAAAACGTGTCGTAGTAATATCCCAATACAATGTCTCCTTCGTAGATTTCCTGTCCATTTTTGTCTTTCAGGCCGGTGTATTGCCCGACCGTTTCGGGATCGACTTGCCACCAGTATTCGCAGTTGAAGTATTCTTCGCAGAACTCCACGATGTCACCGACAATAACGTCTTTGCCG